TCTTGCCATTGCTCTTGGAATGCTTCGTCAAGATTAATGGACTGTCGCTTTTTAAGTTGAGCACGAGTTGCCCAACGATTTTCTTTATATCGGTTCGTAAACGAAGCCGCCTGCATTAATTCCTTTGCACGTAAGACGGCAAACCATAAAGCCATAACACAGTCGGTCTTACCGCGTGTATTTGGTTTCCATGTCATCAACTGTTGCAGTAGGGACTTAATGCCTTCTGAACCATCAGTAGATGGGAACTCTATTGAGTTGTTATTTTGGAACTTGCCATCTATTGCCGTTCCAAAAAAGGAAGACATAGAAGCAACGCCAAGGTTTGTGTCCCACTTGTTCTTACCAGTAAAGTGTGGCTTTAAATCACAGCCATACTGAGCAAGCCAGTTACGTAAATCATCATCTAGCGAGTACGCTTTTTGATGAGCATTAATCTCAACACGCAACTCATTAGGGCGGTACTTCGTAACCAAGTCTTCAATTGTGTCCCGAATCTTTCCTGGTGTAGGTTCAGACATGTTTACACAGTCAAGTACATAGATACGACTGTCAGCAGAGTTATAGTTAATAACCACAAATGCTGCATGCCCAGCACCCATAGCAGGGTCAAAGCCAATGATGGTATACCCACGAACAACAGTTGGGTGTCCAGGTTTCTCAGGGTCAAGAAGCCCGCGCTTTCGCATGCCGTTGATACAGCCTTGCACCAGTGCTGGTGAAAAGATTGCATCTTCAGTTATATCTTCTTGTTGATAGACCAGCGCCCAAGTAGAGGCAGTTACCTCACCGCGCCGTTTATGTAAAGCAAGCCCGTCCCACTTGGGGTATAACCCATTCTCATCAGGCTCGTCATCATCTCCATCCCAAGGGATGTCGGACTTAGCCCATAAAGTTTTCCATTCTTCTGGCTTCTCTGCATACTCCAATACCGCTGGCATAGCCATATAGGTAAAGGGGCACTTGCCGTTAGACCAGTACTTCGGGTCACGAAGTTCCTTATAGAAATCTGTTGCTGCAATACGGGTTCCTACGATAAGCAGTTTGCCGTTCTTGCCAAGACGAGTAATAACTTCCTTCTGTAGCCAGTTAATCTGCTTCTCATACTCATGGGCGTTAGCCGTAGTGATGCAGTCGTCTAGGATAATCAGGTCAGCACGAGCGCCGTAAATCTGACCGCCCATACCTAGGGCTTGGATGGTTGGGTCTTTCTCAGATGAATCACGCGCATCGCCACCAAGGTAGACGGTATCTACGCGCCAAGTGTCTGCATCACCCTTCCAGCCGCCTTCAGGACCAAATGTGTTTTGCATCTTGGCGTAACGAGGGTGGGACAACCTATTTTTAATTGAGTATACAAACTCACGCGCTTTGTTCAACGTCTTAGAAACCACAATGATGCGGACATTCGAATTGATGGCGATACGGTAGGTCGAATAGTTGACCGTGATTACGGTTGACTTGGCATGCTCAGGTGGAACATTGATGAGCATACGAGTCTTGTCCCCAGGCTCATAGGTCATACCAGGGTGGAGCCAGGAGGGGTCGCGCCCCTCAATCATATCAATCCAGTCCTGGTGGTGTGGAAACACCTTAGACCCCAAGAACATCTCAGAAAACTGGGCAAAGGATATTTCATCCTTCGGAATTCCCAGCGCCTTGATGGAGTTGGTCTTAGCGTCTTCCTTAGCCTGCTCTAGCCTACGAGCAAAATCTGGGTCTCGCATTATCCAGATGCGGGCGGTATCAGGCTTCTTCCCCATCTTAGTCATAGCCGTGGCTACAGACATACCTTCGGATACCAGGTCTAGAACCTTCTGCTTATCAGCATTAGCCTTTGCACGGTTGGGGTTCTCAGCCCCCTTTTCGAATGTCATATGCTCCCCTAAAATAGGCAGTATTCACCTGCCTTGTAACAGTTATATACAGACTACTGTACAGGATGAGCAAGGCTATTAAAAAGACTTGCGAATCTATTATAGTCTCTATATATACTTAATCCGTTCAAACAGGTCAAACGAACACTTTTTATAGAACTATTTATAAAACTGCAGGTCAGACTGGGGGTATACTATTGTACAGAAATATTTTTTGTAGAGATACACATACTAACTGGGTCACCGTTTTAACAGTCTGGGGTCATCTAGACCCCAGAACTGTTAGTCTGACGACAGCCTGTACAGTTAGTCTGGGCTTCTGACTGGGTTCTATCTGCGCAGACTACCTCCCTATTTCTGGGAGCGTATTCTAACTAGACAGTATATTGTTCTATGCCCGTTTCTGGTCTTATGGTAACTGGGCTTCGAACAGCCCTTACCTCAATCGTTGTGCTGGTGCTATGCACCTGCGCTCACCAGTTTCAGTAGGCTCGCACTACGGCGATGTCTGAGCGTCTGCATCTGGGCTTGCCTCTTTGCTGAGTACGCAACCCAGGGTGTCGGCACCACGCAGTCAAGGGCTCACCTTCGCTAGCACGAATTTGCCATCACGCAGAATACCTTTGCTCCGTGCTTGCCAATCTTGGAGGCTCGCCCGACTAGCGGTTCAGCGGTCATGGGATTTGGCGGACAGGGAACGGCTTTCTACTATGCAGTTTTCTGCATGCTGCGGTGCTGCTCCATGCAATCTCGCACAGAACCTGTTAGCAAGTCAAATCCCCACGCTACGCAGGCTCCGCGTGTTGATTACGGCGCAAGCGCCTTGACTTTGCTACAGAACCTGTGCGCTCATGCGTTCCGCGCAACCGCGCAATTTGAAAACTACAAAGTGAAAGCAGGTTCCAATGTCCACTCAAATCTCCTATGACAACGCCGAACTCGCATACGTCGAGACTCGCACCTCCAAGAAGGGCAATGCCTACGCTAAAGGCATCCTTATTCTGCGTGATGCGAGCGGCAAATTCGAAGCGTCGCTACGGTTCCGCTCCTTCGACGCAGTGGATGCCTTCCACAGCCTGGAGTTGCAGTACTTTGCCAAAGAGTCTGCGCAACCAGATACATCCGCTGGAGACCTCGCCTTCGTTGACGGCGAGCCTGAGAGCACTGAAACTAGAGAGCGCAACGTCGCCAAGGCGACGCTACGCCCAACAATCTCGGTCTCGGGCAAGTTACGAAGCAGTCAGTTACCTGATAAGACCTGGGAAACGGTCTTCATGGTAGATGCCGTAGGTATCTGACCGTTAGAAAAGCCCCCTAGAAATAGGGGGTTTTTCTTTGCTTGATATTCTGGTTTCTATAGTAGTACGGAGACCCAGTTATGTCAGCATAACCGATATATACAAGTCTACGACCTAGTTATGTCGTTAAACTAACTCGAAACATAGGCAGTTTCGGAAGTGTTCTCGCCTAATGTCGTAAGTAAGAACTTCCACCCAACGTAAAGAAAGGATATAACATGTCAATAACAACATGTTCATTATGTGGTAAGCAAGGCGTTGCAATGGATTTATGGAAAAATGGATACGCCTGTACAGATGAAGAAAAATGTAAACGAAACAGAGAAAAACTCGTTGACAGTGAGTCATGTCCATGCTTTATGGGTGGTTCATGTCCAACCGAATATGTGCATCTTAATGATGTATGGAAAGGATAAAGAAATGATAACTTCATTTCGTGGTGAATATGCATGGCTTTCTAACTTCTATGAAAGTCCTGTTGTTGTATATGGCAAACGGTATAGAAATGCTGAAGCCGCATTCCAGGCTGGTAAATGTAAATACTTACCTGATATGGATAAGTTCTCTAACCTATCTGGAGTTGAGGCTAAGCAATTAGGTAAGCGTATAACTTTAATTAATGATTGGAATGAAACTAAATTAAGTTATATGCTTACCGTATTACGAGCCAAATTTGCTCAAAACCCTGAGTTAAATGCCAAGTTAATGGCTACAGGTGACGAACAAATAGTTGAAGGCAATACCTGGGGAGATACTTTCTGGGGTGTCTGCAATGGTAAAGGTGAAAACCACTTAGGTAAATTGCTTATGTGGATTAGAGATGAAGAACAATAAAGTAGTTCAGTCTGCTACGGCAAGCGATAGCAGACTTCACATAAAGTACAGAAAAGGAGAAAGCAAGTGACTGAATCAGTTGGTATATCAATAACAAACGAATGCTATGAATGTATGATTATCGCTAGAGATTCTGCTGAAGGTTTACCAGTAGGCAAGTGCCAAGAATGTATAGAAACAGATGAAGCCAAGTCCACCAGAAATGCATGGAATCTACATGAAGATGATAGGTTAGGTGAAGGTAAAGGTATGTCGGTAGACATAGATGAACCTAATGGTAGTGATTGGGTCTCATCACAAACCTATATTGCACCACCGCGTAAACGAGCCATCATGTTTGAAAAGTGGAGTGATGATTGTAAACTAATTGAGTTATCAGTTAAGTTTATAGATGAAGATGAACCGCTAACACGCAATGAATTCTTACCACCAATTGTGCAATTAATTGATGGTGGTGTATATGATGAACTATGGGAATTAGATGACGAACGTCAACGCAATCGAGAAATTGAATGTATGTGGTGCCACTTACTGACTCCTAAAATCTTTCCTAATTGCACAGATTGTGATAAACCACTAGAACAAAATGTAAGAAAGTTGGTGAAATAAATGCCTCGTAAACCAACACGTGCTGAGATTATCGAAACCAATGCTAATCTCAGTCAACGCTGCGATTCATGTAATCTCATAGTATATGCTGATAAATATTATGGTACGTTTGAGAATATGCTCAATTTCCGAGTTGAAGGTGGATACAATGAGTATGTTGATACAATGAATCCTAATAGTAAAGAGTTTGAATTTCATTTATGTCATAAGTGTGGTCATAAATTAATGGCTAAATTCTTTTCACACTATGACCTTAGTAATTGGCATCCAAAAACTATAGATAAATTCTGTAATGGTTGGTTGTCATATGATATAACTGAATAAAATAAATAGGCAGGTAGCCCAGTGCCTTCGGCTGGGCTACCAGCCAACAAGTAAATAAACTAATCAGAAACTAATCAAGAGAGAGAGTAAGACAAATGAAAAACGAAGTAAGTATCACAGGTACTATCAAGAATATAAAGACATATAAGAATGCAACTGGAACTCTACTTACAGGTTGGCTTGACCAACGTGATGTAAGTCGTACTTCAGATGGAACTGCTGACCGTAAAATCTATGTAGTTGGTATGAATATTATCGCTCTAGATGATTCTACAATTGCAGAAATTCTTGGTACAGCCAAAGCAGGTACAGAGATTTCACTACCTGTTACAGTTACTGGTCGCTTAGTTACTAAGTTTGACCGTCGTCAAAATATTGACGAAAGCAAACGTCGTGCTCCATTTCCACAGGTTGAAGTACATTCTGTAGAAGTACACGTATAATAGTTAGGGAGTGGGTAGTTACCAGGCTACTCACTCCCTTTCTTTTTATTTGATTAAGTAATAAACTTAACTGATATATACAAGTTAATCTTTATATTTAAAAGGAGAAACCAATATGATTCTATCTTGGATAGATATGATTGCTATCATCATTGCATCTACAGTAATGCTATCAACAGTAGGCATACTACTGTTTGCTAATCATGTTCTAATTAAACAGGAGCGCAGAACTAGAGAGCGCTTCAAAGAATACAGAGACAACTGCATGTATAGCCACGTAGAAAGACCGTTCTAATGTTAGACCTCAAAACAGATGTAGAAAACTATACAATTTCAACAGTGCAATTACCATATCCATATGGTGCAGAAGCATATGAAACAATGATATTTATTGATGACGATAACGATTCGTTATCTAACTATCAAGCACGGTATCACACTGAAGAAGATGCCGTACTAGGACATGAAGATGTTGTAGCAATGGTAGAATTTCAGATACAAATGAGAGGGCAGCAAGAGTAATGGCTAAACACCCACCAGTTAACACAGCCAAATGGTTTAGATACTATGAAGACGACAGAGTATCTATAGATATAGATGAGAATGACACTATCTTTATGAAAGTAGTAGTTGATAATAAAACAAAATACTTTTATAATGAAACAGCACATTCAGATGTTGCTCGCTATCTAGCAGACACAACAAGACAGATGAAGTATTGGAGCGTATTTATATGAAGGTTGAAATTTGGGAAATGGAATGCGTACAATTCCATTACAGTGATAGTAATAAAAACTGTTGGGATGCCAGAGTCTATCCAGCCTTAGGACATTCATCAGAATATTCAGGATACAATTCTGCAGGTGAAGCCCTAGACCATTTACTATCTGTATATCCTGATGTAGAATTAGAAGTAACAGTAACAACAGATGCAGCATTCTGGAAACTACAC